TAGCGAATCAAACTCGCGTTTGGATTCTTGGAATTTATCAAGCAAGCCCTGCAATTCCTTGTTGGGACAAATGCGCCATCCGACAACCTGAGTTTTATTCGAAGTGTTTTCGGCTGGCGTATTGTCATGCCAAGGTAAGGTGACCTCAAGGTATCCCCCGTTATCGTTCCGAAAACGATTCACGATGGACCGAAAGGGCGCAGAGCATGGAGTTCCTAGCAGATGTTTGTTGCTTTGCAGAGACTTTTCATTTGCATTGAACTCTTTCGCGAGTGCTTTCCGCGCTTCCCTGTCAACCTTAACGCCCGAAAAATTCTTCGCGGTAAGCCTAACAAGAGTAGCGTTTTCAGCTAAGGTACTTTTGGTTTTCTTAACCATGTTTCACCTCCAAGTGATCATGTTTAACCAATTATAAATTGATGCACAAAGTGCATCCCCAAACGCGCAACCTCCCGTGCGCGTTTCGCCTGCCCTCACCGAATAAATATTTACTGGTAAATAATTATTTGGAATTGGAATTCCTGCAGGTCTCATCAGTGGTTTTAAATTTCAAAAGCCTGATTGGCGATTTTGAAATCGGAATAAATAGAAGTCTCAGCAAGGTCAGGACGCTGACCAATTACCTGACGCATGAAGAAGAACGCAAACTCATCACTTGGCATCCTTTGAATGTACGCGAGTGCGTTTTCAAAGTAGCCAGTCACTTCGCCTGCTTCGGCTTCTTTCATTGTGTGGACCAACGCTATGCAAGTGGCGTAGTGCATTTTGTTGTCGTCAGGAATTTGGACGTTCCCGCCGTCCTTCATAATCTCCGACAGATTGGGAATGTCGTTTTGAAGCTTAACGAATGTTGCAAAATCAATCGCCGCTGCATCACCAATAGATTGTGACGTAGTGCGCTGCAAGTCGTCCTCGTTCTTAACAACTTCTGGTGCGACAATTAATATGTCGCTAAGGCGCACCCAACTTCTTGAACTCGGTTGCTGTCCCGCAATCTTCGGATCGAAGACGTTCAAGTTTTCGGGTTGGTAAGATATGTAACCCGTAATTAACGGGGAAACATAATTCTTCGCTGCCCAGATCAACCATTCCTTTGTGCTGGCTTCGAACTCAATAAGCTGAACCCTACTGACCACATGGGTTGGAACCTTGTTGCTACCAGCACGGTCTGTACTCCGATTTCCAGCACACACTATTCGCCAACCTGACGGGAAAATATAGGACCCAAGCCTACGCTCATGGAGCAATTGTCCAATGATGCTTTGCAACGAAGCATGAGCTTGTGCAAATTCATCCAAGAACAAAACGCCTTCACCAGACTGTGGAAGATTCTCAAGAAATGCTCGTTGCTGAATTCCAATATCTGGGTTGTCCTTGCGGAACATGATGTGCGGCAAGCCGCCAAAATCTACCGCTTCATACAAGCCCAGTCGCACCGACACATAGCCGAATGAACCCTTTGGGGGTGCAACAGCTAGCGGGAGGGATTCCTTGTCAGTAACGAGCTTCCGATCACCGCGAAGTATGTTCACACACACATCTACGATGGCCGACTTCCCGATACCAACTTGTCCCTCCAGATACGGCACATGGTTGGCCTTCAAACAATTGAGAATATCTTGCACTGCTTTTGTTGGATTTGTTTTCACGATTACCTCCAAGTAAATGAAATCAAAAGCTAAAAAAACGTAACCCAAAATGGGTTACACCAAGACGATTCAACCTTGAACAGGAAAAACTTGTTATACAAAACAAGTTTCATTACGAATCGTTTCGCTAGATTTTCGCTAGCTCTTCAGTTGGTTTACAAATTATGCAAAACGATTTTTGAGAAGTTTTGCCACCGCTACCCAATGTCTGGGTTCCGCGAGTGAATCAATTTCATCGTGAATCGAAATTGCACTTACAGACTCCACCAACGACATCCACTTACCTTTATTTTTAGCCTGCCGCTCAGCGCGAATGCGACACTGTTTCTTGTGTGCGCGAATCGTCTTTCGGTAGTTGGTTTGTCGGTACTTTTCTTTCAATGCTTTAGCAGTCATTTTATTCACCTCCAAGTGAATTGGTTTCGATTTAAAACAAAATATTTACTAGTCAATATTTTGTTCTGGCTATCATCTTCAGGAGCTAGTCGCCACACTAGCTCGACCCTTGGAGGAAGGTCCCAACGTAGTCCGATTGTCTTCGCCGCTATTTTTATTCTGGCCTGATGAATTCAGATTCGACAGCGTTGGGAATTTCTTGTTGACGTTGCATCAAAAAACTTATCCCGTCCTGCTTTCCCCGAGGGTACTCCTAGCAAGACTAACCGCCTGCACTGAACCCAACCAAAAGACAAGGCTTCCTTGTTGGATTTTCTGGCGGTCTTGGTTCACTTGGTGAACCTCTCCGCTCTACCCGCTACCTCTTAACTCCTGATGGAGTTCCAGCGATTTGACTTGCGGACATTTCGAACCGTGTCATCGCGACAGTGTTGAAACAACCGCAGGCCCTCGGGGACTGGTTTCATGATATGAGGGTTGATCCAATCAAACTTGCTGCATATCACTTCTACTAAGAATTTTAGATCAGTCAAACATCATTCGCAACATCAACTGCACACGATAGCTAAGTGCAAGCGTAGCTTTGGTTAGTGGCACGAGATAATATTTTACTGAGCCAAAAACAATCTCAGGTTGCGCAGGAATTATGGTCAAAAAACCGAAAGCAAAATTGGAAGTTGTCCCGCAGATTGATCTCACGTTAACGCAAAAGCAACGTGCATTTGTTGACGCAGTTTCGCGCGGCAAGTTGGGTAGTCACAAGGCGGCGTACGCAGAGGCGTACAGCGTTAGGCTGAACAAGAATGGTTCGATACCAAAGTGGGTAGAAGTCGAAGCCAGCAAGCTGCTAGCGACTCCTAAGATTGCACTAAGCTTGCAACGTGCATTGCAGAGGAAAGAGCACGAGTCGGTAGCATCCGCGCTTAGGATCAGGAATCACGTTATCTCACGGCTCTACACAGAGAGCACCGAAGCAGAGTCTGACGCATCGCGGGTACGGGCACTCGAACTTCTCGGCAAGCTTGATCATGTGTCACTGTTCAGCGACAAGGTGGAGGTGCGCGAAGAGTCGAGGTCACCTGAGGAAATCGAGTCTGAGCTACACCAACGGCTGTCTGAGCTACTGGCCTGACATGACCTTCACTGGACTCACACACAGACGCGCCACGCCTGTGCGCGCCCTGAGTGCGCCTGAGCGGGTGAGTGGCCGATCCAAGGCAGAATAATGAGTTGAGAAAATCCTTATAAATCAGTAACTTAGAACCCGACTGAGAAAGGAAAAAACCCTTGACAATCAATAACTTACAGATTCCATCCCGTAGTTCCCGCGCCCGACAGACACCCACCCCCCACGGAAGAAAAAAGGTGTAGCGACCGACTGTATTTACATAGTGATCTGCTCATCCATAGCCCACTTTTCATACCCCACCGGTACTATATTACTGAAATCACAGCCTTTTTTGCCCATACCACCCCTTGTTTTCACTATTTTTACCCGAATTACGCCATACCCGGCCGGTATTTTTTGGTATTTGCGCAGACAATGGCCCAGTTATTTGAGTTTCGTGTGAAGATGTGGTCAGATGCTAAAATCTTGAGCTACTTACGCCCCGTAAGTAGCTTCTACTAAATAGTACTTAGTAAGAGGTATTAGCTATGAATGATTAATACAATGGTATTTAGTAAGGCAACTATCTAGGAAGAGATTCTATACAGAAAGAAGTTCTTACTAAGTTATATCTTATTATGGGGAGGAGCAGGCCGGATGTTTTGGATCACAGTAATAGTTCACCTTAAAGGAAAGCCTGTTTCCTCTTCTTCTTGCAGACGAGTTGCAGGTTGCATTCCCCTAGTAGACGCAACGTGCAACTCATATGTTTTCGTCCTATGAATAATGTTGCACTAACCCAGTTACAAAACGCTTCCATCGAGCAAAAGCAGGAAATTCTGGTCCTGCTGGATGAATTACAGGACGCTAGGGCGAGACAAGCCTGCGGACAGAACTTCATGCCCTTTGTGAAAGAGATGTGGTCTGCCTTTATCGAAGGTGCTCATCACTCGATCATGGCCGAAGCCTTTGAAAGGGTTGCAAAAGGGGACTTGAAGAGGCTTATTATCAATATGCCGCCTAGGCATACCAAGTCTGAGTTTGCTTCCTACCTTCTTCCTGCTTGGTTTCTCGGAAGATTCCCCGAAAAGAAGATTATTCAGACTGCCCATACTGCTGAACTTGCTGTGGGGTTCGGCAGAAAGGTCAGGAATCTGGTCAATAGTGCTGATTTTAAAAAGATTTTCCCCAAAACCAGCCTTCAGGCCGACTCCAAGGCTGCAGGCAGGTGGAATACGAACCGTGGAGGGGAGTATTTCGCCATCGGTGTGGGCGGTGCGGTAACGGGTAAGGGCGCAGACCTGCTGATTATCGATGACCCGCATTCGGAGCAGGAAGGCGCTAGCGCAGACTTCAATGTTTTCCAGCGTACTTATGAGTGGTATACCTCTGGGCCGAGGCAGAGGCTCCAGCCCGGCGGGGCCATAGTAGTCGTGATGACGCGGTGGCACGAGAAAGACCTTACAGGTGAAGTGGTCGATGCTAGCGTCAAAAGAGGAGGCTCCGATCAGTGGGAAGTGGTTGAATTACCAGCTATTTTACCATCAGGCAGGCCCCTTTGGGAAGAATTCTGGAAACTGGAGGAGCTTGAGGCGTTACGCTCTGAACTGCCTACCTCAAAATGGTCTGCCCAGTATCAGCAGAACCCGACATCTGAAGAAGGCGCTCTCGTAAAACGGGAGTGGTGGAAGGAATGGAGCGGGATCGATCCCCCGAAATGCGAGTTTGTTATCCAGTCATGGGATACTGCCTTCCTGAAAACAGAGAGGGCTGATTATTCTGCCTGTACTACATGGGGGGTTTTCTACCTAGAAAACAAGGATGAGGGGACAATGGCCCCAAACCTGATCCTGCTTGATGCCTACAAGGAAAGGCTTGAATTTCCAGACCTGAAGAAGACTGCAATGGAAAAGTACAGGGCCTACAAGCCAGATGCTTTCATTGTGGAAGCGAAAGCTGCAGGTACTCCGCTCATTTTCGAGTTGAGGCAGATCGGTATTCCCGTATCTGAATACACGCCTAGCCGTGGAAATGACAAGATTGCGAGGGTTAATGCGGTTGCTGACCTGTTCTTTTCTGGGGTGGTCTGGTGTCCAAAGACTAGATGGGCCGAAGAAGTGGTGGAGGAATTTGCTGGATTTCCGAATATGCAGCATGATGATCTGGTGGACAGCAGTACTCAGGCGTTGCTCAGGTTCAGGCAGGGAGGTTTTGTTTCCCTGTCATCTGACGAGGAAGATGAGCCGATGGAGCCGAACAGGATAGCGGATTATTATTAGGAGAAATGGAGTTATCTATGGCTATAGAACGAAACCCAGCAACACCTATTGAGGGTCTTGTGGAGCAGGAACCAGAAGAGGCACTCTCTATCGCGATAGAGAACCCAGAGTCCGTATCCATTGATACGGAAGACGGGGGGATGATTATTGATTTTGATCCTAACCGAAAAGAGACAACGGATCAGGATTTTAATTCCAATCTTGTTGATTTTATTGAAGATGATGAACTTCAGAGAATAGGCTCTGAACTTGTCCAGTCATTTAAATCGGATAAGGAATCACGCGCTGAATGGGAAGAAGCCTATATCAAGGGACTTGACCAGCTTGGGCTGAAGATCGAGGAAAGGACAGCACCTTGGGCTGGCGCTTGCGGGGTCTTCCATCCCATGCTGAGTGAGGCAGTGGTTCGGTTCCAGTCACAGGCGATTTCTGAAATCTTTCCCGCTCAGGGACCAGTCAGGATCAAGATTGTAGGAAAAATAACAGACGAGAAAGAATCTCAGGGTGAAAGAGTCAAGAATTACCTGAACTACCTTCTCACCCATGAGATGGTTGAATATCGGTCAGAGACCGAGAAGATGCTTTTCTCACTTCCTCTGGCAGGGTCTGCTTTCAGGAAAATATACTACGATCATAACCTTGGAAGGCCGTGCGGTATTTTTGTACCTGCTGAGGATGTGGTGGTGAATTACGGGGCCAGTGACCTTGAGACCTGTGAGAGAGCCTCCCATGTAATGAAAAAATCGACCAATGACATCAGGAAGATGCAGGTTAGCGGCTTTTACAGGGATGTGGAACTTCCAGACGCAACACCCAGTTCAAGCGATATCACGGAGAAATATGACCAGATGACTGGCGAAATGGATGTATTTAATTACGACAACCGCCATGAATTACTTGAAATGCAGGTAGACCTTGATCTGGTCGGGTTTGAAGATACCTCCGAAAACGGTGAGCCTACTGGGATTGCGTTGCCCTATGCAGTTACTCTGGACTATCCGTCTGGAGTCATACTCAGCATCCGAAGGAATTATTATGAGGATGACCCTAAAAAATTACGCAGGATGCACTTTGTCCATTACCAGTACCTGCCCGGTCTGGGATTCTACGGGCTAGGTCTGGTCCATCTTGTTGGCGGCCTGTCAAAGTCTGCAACCAGTCTTCTCAGGCAACTCGTGGATGCGGGGACTCTTTCCAATTTACCGGGTGGCCTCAAGGCGCGTGGATTGCGTATCAAGGGCGATGACACGCCAATCATGCCGGGCGAGTTCCGTGATGTGGATGTGCCGGGCGGGGTTATTCGGGACAATATCACCTTCCTTCCCTACAAGGAGCCGAGCGCAACCCTGTACCAGTTACTGGGAAATATCGTAGAAGAGGGGAGGCGTTTTGCAAGCATTACTGACCTGAAGGTTTCAGATATGAATAATCAGGCCCCAGTGGGTACGACTCTGGCCCTTCTTGAGAGGAACATGAAGGTAATGAGTGCGGTACAGGCTAGGTTACACGCATCCATGCGCAAGGAATTTGGGATTCTGGTCACTATCGTCAAGGATTTCACGGATGCAAGCTATCCCTACGAAGTTGAAGAGGAAGAAGCGGTCAAGATGGAAGATTTCGATGAAAGGATCGATGTTCTTCCTGTTTCTGACCCGAATGCCGCCACGATGGCGCAGAGGATCATGCAGTATCAGGCGGCTCTGCAACTGGCCTCCCAGTCACCACAGATGTATGACCTTCCCAAACTGCACAGGCAGATGCTCGATGTACTCGGTATCAGGGATGCAGAAGATATTATTCCAGATAAGAATGATGTCCCTCCTGTTGATCCAGTGACGGCTGTTCAGAACCTCCTGAATGGAGTTCCAGTAAAAGCTTTTGAATTCCAAGACCATGAAGCACACATACAGACCGTTACATCTGCGCAACAGGACCCGAATATTACACAGAAACTGGAACAGGCCCCGAATGCACAGATGATAATGATGACGGCTTCTGCCTATATTACGGAACATCTTGCCCTGCAGTTCAGGGAGCAGGTCGAGCAGGAAATGGGGACCCAGCTTCCGCCTGTAGGGGAGCCTCTGCCGCCCGATGTGGAGAAGCGTATTTCTGCTCTGGTTGCGCAGGCAGCGACCCGGGTAGCTGCAACGAATGCAGCGAAGGCGGAACAGCAGAGAATTCAGGAACAGCAGGAAGACCCGTTGATACAGGCCAAGCAGAAGGAACTTCAGATCAAGGAATCCGAAGTGCAGCGTAAGGCGCAGAGTGATCAGGCAAAAATTCAGCTTGAAGCACAAAAGGCTGCGGCCAAGGATGCAGTGGAAAACAAGAGGATTGATTCTCAGGAGAGGATTGCTGGGGCCAGTATAGGGC